TGTTCTATGTAAAAATAAAAATCTTTCTGTGTTTAAGGAGTAGAATAATGCTCCGCTACAAACAATCTCTTTCATACTAATAATTATGCATCAAGTAGTATGGTCCAGGTCGCTCCTGAGTATTCTCCTTCGTAGCTCTTAATCCAAAATTCGCCATTCCATTTGTACTGAATGCCTGTATTTAGATTACTAACATATGTTGCTGGTGATCCTGTACTACCGTCATTAGCACCGCTTGCATCAAACACAACATGCCAATTAGTTCCGTCCCATTCTAGTATATCTGATTCGTTAGCAATAAAATCACTTCCGTCTGCATTTTTCCAAGCATCAGGACCGTCTTCATTATTGCTATTACCGATATCACTTAAAATCAATAAACGTATACCTGCGCCTTTAATTTGATTTGGATCAAATCGTAATGGATCAACAATATAATCAATTGTTGTAAGACTATTTGAACTTCTAGCAGGACCAGAAATAACTGTGTCATCGGGTAACGTATCGCTATCAAAATCAATAACAATTTTTGTGTCATCTAACGGATTAATTGTAAACGTACCTGTAATATAAGTATCACCATCATTAGATTTTAATAGTATTCTACTTACACCTGCTTGATATGTACCTGGATATGCTTCTACAAGTTCTGGCCAGCTAACGTCACCAACTTTATTTTTGTATACTAGTTGTGCAACATCATTTTCTACACTTAGACCATAGTTTTGATATGTGCTACTAATACTTGTTTTATCAAATAAACGTTTAGTATCAAAGTCCATAAGTCCTGTACCTTGGTTTGGAAATTCACCATCGTCTACAGACATTGTACTTCCGTCATTGATACCATCAATAGGACCAGTGTTTACTCTTGTTACAAATGTAGGCTCAGTGCCGTCTATTTGTCCTGCAACAGTAGCACCTAAATTAATATCACCTTGTTGCTCATTAAATATATTAGATATAATACTTGTTGTAACACCTAAACGTTTTACTTTAGCTGGAGGTGTTAAGTATATAGGTGTGCTAAACTGTAGATTAGCAACATCAATTTCGCTGTCTACACCAACAGGTATTGATCTAGAACTAAATGTAATACCTTCCATATTTACAACAGTTAAACTAGTCCAGTCTAAATAATTGTCTGTAGTTTGTATTTCAAAACTAGGATTAAACAATACCAGTATTTGCTCTAATATTTGTAATTTTTGCTCTGTGTTAGAAGCCCAAATATCTGCACTTACTTTTAATGTGTAAGGCGCTGGCATATGTCTTTCTACAGTATAGTTTTTACCTTGTGTGTTAAGGTATTGTCCTGTAGCAGTATCGTATGTGCGTTCACGTACATGTCTTTTGCTTATTAGACTTGAGTCAGCTGTTCTGTCTCTATCCATTTCTAAACCAGTAACATATACAGCCATACGTGGTGCTGTGGGTATTTTATTTTCTGAGTTATCTCTAATAATACTTGCAACCTGTCTTGTTAAGTCTCCGTACATAACAGGTACTTGTTTATCATTTCCGTGTGCATCTTGCACATTGAAATTACTCAACATTCTTATAAGTTGTGTAATATATCTTCTAATTTGTGCATCATAAAAAAATTGCATTATACATCATCCGGTTTTGGTCTTAAGGCTTTACTTAGTGCCTGTCGTTCTGTTACAGTTTCGTCACCAATAACATTAGTGGTTGTATTGTTAATGAATGTACCAATTTGATTCGATCTTTGATCAGTATTTGTCATTGTCATTCTAATATTATCTTGTACTTTGAGCCATCTGCTACCATCAAACTTGAATAACCTATTAGGTAAAAAGTCTGTACGCAAGAAGTAATCGCCTGCTTCATTAATAACAGGAAAACTAGTGCCACTACCAAATGCTGCACCGTTAGGCGGTTGTCCATCTTCTACCAAGTACCCAGCGTAACCTGATCTGCTAGGCGAACTAGCAGTTGGATCTTCTACGGTGTTAACTCTAGTTTTACCTGAATCATCTGTATCTAATGTATAGTAATGTCCAGTGTCATAACCCGACTCAGGAGCATCAGCTTCTGCCTCAGCAAGCACAGCATCGTTAATTGCTTTTTCTTTATCGTATGTGCTTAGTAAATCTCTTAAGGTGTTCTCAGTATACTCTGACCAATTAAAAACGTCTGTAGGTGTGTTTCCTTGCGTCTGTGCTGTGGCTTGATATAGTTTGCCTTTATACTTTACAACTTGCCCGATTTCATAAGTTGTTGTAGTACTATAATCGCCTATAAAGATATCTTCATCTTCCGGGGTTTCTAGTATATCTGCAAACTCTTGACTGTCAACAATTTGTTTTAATTTAATTCTATATAAGTGCGGATACCACGTTGGACTAAATCCTTCTGCAGCTCTGTTTACATCTTCTACAACATAATATCTTTTAAGACTAGTAGCAAAATCATTTTCTGCATACTCATCTTTTAAGTGTGGTATTTCTATTACATCTCCTGGCATTATTTTTCTACCTAGTGAGCTAACACTTGATGTAATATGTATAGTCATAAACAACGTATCATTAGTTAAGAATAAACCAAATTGACTTAAATCAAAATCAATGTCTTGTACATTGTATATGCCTCTAATAGTATAGATGTCATCATCGTACTTTCTGTCTCTATTTTCTAAAAACAAAATATCTTGAATCTGAGTATTATCTTTAACAACTTCTCCATCGTCAGTACCTACGTATTTGTGTATATTCACATCAGTACCGCCAATAGTAAACATTTCATAGATCCTTTGATCCATAAATTTGTAATCGTTGCCCTTTTCTGGTTTGTATAATGATAGTCTTGGCATATACATATTTATGCTAATGTCTTAGCATAAGATAGATTGATAAATACTATTGGAGAACAAGACATATGGCTACAGGTATAACTACACAAAAACAAGAAATATTCGACTATGTAAACGCATTTTTAGGTGGCGGCATGATTGATGTTGAACTTGATCCAATTCATTATGAATCTGCTTTAACAAAAGCACTTACAAAATATAGACAACGAACAGATCATGCTGTAGAAGAGTCATATTTGTTTTTAACACTTACTGAAGATCAAAACGAATACATATTACCAAATGAGGTTATTGAAGTAAGAAAATTATACCGTAGATCTATAGGTTCACGTAGCGGTAACGCAGGCGGAAGTTCGATGTTTGAACCATTTAACTTAGCATTTACAAATACTTACCTACTCAGTGGCTCAACACAAATGGGCGGACTAGCAACATATGATATGTTTGCAGGTTATCAAGAACTTGTAGGTAGAATGTTTGGTAGCTTTATTGAATTTAAATGGAATACAACAACTAAAAAATTAACAATACTACAACGTCCAAGAGGCGAAGAAGAAGTGTTAATTTACGCATATAACTATAGACCAGATGACCAATTGTTCCAAGACTATCTTGCAAAACAATGGATCAAAGATTACACACTAGCATCATGCAAATATATGTTAGGTGAAGCACGTAGTAAGTTTGCAACAGTAGCAGGACCGCAAGGCGGAACATCTTTAAACGGTGATAGCCTTAAAGCAGAAGCACAATCTGAAATGGATAAATTAGAACAAGATTTATCTCTGCAGGTAGCAGGCGGCGTAGGCTACGGATTCTTAATTGGCTAAGCCATCGCAGGAAGAAGCCTGCAGGCTTTTTTATATAGTTAAAGGCCATCTTCCAAATGATATGAAAACAATATATGATTGCTATGACGGCTACTTTAAGCGTCTATGGAATAATACCGAAAGTTACACGCACGAAGTAGGTTTCGAAGAAGAATATAAAAAAATGCTTGACAAACAATATAAATGACTTTATACTATATAGATAATTAAGGAGTCATTATTTTGTTGCCCAAACTATTAATTGTCGGTCACGGCCGTCATGGTAAAGACACTGTCTGTGAGTTACTAGAAAAATACAGTTATACATTTCAATCATCATCTAAATTTTGTTCAGAACTTTTTATCTTTAATGATCTAAAAGACCAGTACGGATATGCTGACGAAGAAGAATGTTATGCTGATAGACACAATCATCGCACAGAATGGTATAATATGATACACGACTATTGTAAAGATGATTTAGCAAAACTAGGACGTAACTTATTTGCAGAACACGACATATACTGTGGACTACGTAATAAACGTGAATTCTTTGCAATGCAAAATGAAGAAATATTTGACTATGCTATTTGGGTAGATAGAGCAGACCATTTACCCTTAGAAGATCCTAGTTCAATGAGCATTGAGCAATGGATGTGTGATTACACAATTGATAATAATGGCGACTTGGCACGTTTAGAAAAAAACGTAGATATACTAATTAAAACTATTTTTAAAAATCGGGGACTAAGTCTCCCTGCTTCCACGCAACTCCCTCTTTTTGAAGAGTTCGCTGACAGTTAGCACAAATAGTTTTTAAATTAGTTGGCCGACAATTTTCAAGTCGCCCATCAATATGATACACATCAAATTGTTCGCCGTGTTTTGATTTATATCCACACTTCTCGCATTCATTCTTTTTGACATAACCGTATTGTTGCCAACGAGGTAAACCTTTACCCGGTCCGCTATACCTAGCACAACTTTCGCATTTACTTCTATAGTAAGGTTTATTAGCCTTATAATAGTTTATAGCACACGGTTTACTTTTACAATTCTTACACAACGGTCTCATACTAGTATTTACCTGCCCTTTTCGGTCCCTTTTTCTAGGTGTTTATCACGGTTGATTTGTAAAATCTTGCTAAATAACTATAACAACTACTCAACAGGAGAAAAAAATGGCATTATCATCACCAGGTGTAGAAGTCAAGGTAATAGACGAAAGTTTCTATACACCGGCTGAACCAGGCACCGTACCAATGATTTTTGTTGCTTCCGCAGAAAATAAAACAAACGGAAGTGGCACAGGAACAGCAGAAGGAACGCTGAAAGCAAACGCTGGCAAACCTTACTTGCTTACCTCACAAAGGGAATTAGCTGAAACATTTGGCGACCCAGTATTTTATACAGATTCAAATAACAACCCAGTACACGGCGGAGAGCTAAACGAATATGGTTTACAAGCTGCTTACTCGTTACTAGGTGTTAGCAATAGAGTTTATGTAACTCGTGCAGATATTGACTTAGGTGTTTTAACACCAACAGCAGATGAACCAAAAGATAGTCCAGCAGATGGAACTAACTGGTTTGATACTAATGATAGTTCATATGGTATTTTTGAGTGGAACAGCTCACCAAAAAACATTACAGGCGGTCAGTCATTTAGCGTAAGAACTCCAATTGTTATTACAGATACAACTAAGTTAGACGGTAATGGAGATCCTAAAGAGTCAGTTGGAAATATAGGTGATTATGCAGTAAAAGCAACAACAGATGTCCTAAGAGTATACTACAGAAACTACACAGGTAGTTGGGTTAAAGTTGGCTCAACAGCGTGGATTAATTCACACTATGTAGCACAAGGTACAGCATCAAATCCAACACTTGGTGCAACAACAAACTTAACTATTACTGTAGGGTCTGGTTCGGCAATTACAGTAGCAGAAGGTTCAGACTTAGCAGATACAGTTTCAACAGCAAATGCAGACTTAAATTTCCAAGACGCAGGAATTAGTTTTGCTGCAATTGATGGCAAATTTAGCATATTTAATGATGCGACAGGCGATGAAAGAATTACTATTTCTGACACAGACGGTTTGCTTGGCAAACTAGGTTTAACAGCAGGAACATTTGATGCACCTAAAACACAAATTAGTGCTCACACAAGTGTACCTGAATTTAAGTCAGGTGATACAACTCCACGCCCAACAGGCAGTGTTTGGTTAAAAACTACTGAGCCTAATCAGGGTGCTAATTGGAAGTACAAGCGTTATAATGCTAACACAGCATTATTTGATAATGTTTCAGCACCAATTTACGGTTCAGCAGCAGCGGCGTTATATTGGTTAGACAGAAGCGGCGGCGGTGTTAACTTACCAGCAGGAACTACTTTTGTAAAATCAAATGCAGAAGATGCAACTTCAGTTGAAGGCGCATTTACAATCTTTAGTCGTGCTAACACAGGCGCAACTACAATTACTGGTAGTGCAATTACAGCACTAACATTTGCTGCCTCAGCATATGCATTTAATATTGCAGAAACAGACGCAGGTAAAACAGCGTTACAAAGTGCTGTAACAGTTAGCTTCACAGCAACAGGTGCTGTAGGCGATGCAGACTTAATGGCAGGTGCTATTAACAATTCAGCATTAGAAAATATTCAAGCAGAAGTAACAGCAGACAACAAACTAGTTGTTAAGCACACACAGGGTGGCGACTTTACTATTGTTGATACAGACGGCGCATTTGCAACTGCTGGATTTGTAGCATTTGTAGTTGGCAACCCAAGCACAACAACTAACTTATACAACAGAAATAGTGTACTTACAGCAAGTAACTGGAAGAAGGCAGTATTCACAGCAAGTGATGATGCTCCAGGAGCATTAGCTGCACAAGGCGCACTTTGGTACAACAGTG